TGATGTGTCTAAAAAAATATCAGAACAAATGATTAACTACTATAGTTCTGACATTAATTTTTTAAAAGATAATCAAAAACTTATTAAAGATTATGTCAAACCTGAAACTAGATATACAAAACTATCTTCTAACTATAAAAATATTGTTGAAATATGGAATGAATTAAAGATGGAAGCTGGATTTAGAGAGAAATATTATTATGTCGATTGGGAAACAATAGAATTTTTAAATAAATCCGAAATTTTTCTACAATTTATGAGCTTATATAATCTATTTTCTCTAATGGTACCTATAATAATATTAATTATACCTTTTTTTATTTTGAAAATGAAAGGAATGCCTCTTGATGTTAATGAATACATAACTGTTCTTAAAACAGTTGCTCAAACAAATGCCATAGGTAAACTTTTTACTGTAAATTTTTCAGAGATAAATGCTCAAGAGAGAATATATATATTAGTATCAGCAGCATTCTATTTATTTTCAATTTATCAAAATATTATGGTTTGTGTTAAATTCAACAATAACATGAAAACAATTCATAATCATTTTAAAATTATTAATTCATATCTAGATAATACTATACATTCAATGGAAAACTATTTAAATTACTCAAAGGAATTAACTACGCATAAAGATTTTAATAATAATCTTATATCAAAAATTTCTACACTTAAAAATATTAATTCAAAAATAAATTCAATAACAGAGTATAGTCTATATAATGTTGGAAAATTTAAAGAAATTGGTAGAGTATTAAAATACTTTTATGAATTACACATTGAAAAGGATTATGAAGATGCTATTATGTATTCTTTAGGTTTCAATGGATATATTGATTGTATTGAAGGGTTACAAATTAACATTGTAGAGAGAAAAATGAATTTTGTTAAATTTGTTAACTATAAAAAGAAAAGTGTATTTAGAAATAGTTATTACGCATGTTTAAAAGATAATAATCCTGTAAAAAATACTATAAAATTTAATAAGAATCAAATCATAACAGGACCAAATGCTTCAGGAAAAACAACAATTTTGAAATCAACTTTAATTAATATAATATTAACTCAGCAATTTGGTTGTGGATTTTACGATTCAGGAAATTTCGCTCCATTCAATCATTTACATTGTTACTTAAATATCCCAGATACTTCAGGTCGTGACAGTTTATTTCAAGCAGAAGCACGCAGATGTAAAGATATTTTAGACATCATACGTGATAACAAAGATGAAACGCATTTTTGCGCATTTGATGAATTATATTCAGGTACGAATCCGGAAGAAGCTGAAACCAGTGCTACAGCATTTATGCTTTATTTACAAAAATATAAAAACGTGTCGTCTTTATTAACAACTCATTTTGTAAAAGTTTGTAAAAAATTAGATAAAATTAAAGGTATACAAAACTGTAAAATGGTAACACAAAAAATTAACAACAAAATAATTTACACTTATAAATTCGAAACTGGCATTTCTGAAGTAAAAGGTGGAATCAATGTATTAACTGATATGAATTATCCACAGGAAATAATTGATAACACTATTGAATCTCCGTGTTAAGCATATTTTAAATAATAAAATTTAAAAATTAATAAATATTTAGTTTAAATGAAAGAGTTTCTCTTTTATATTTTCTATTACGATTTTTGCTATTATTTTTTACACAGACTATTACACACAAGATTTTTTTATCAAATTCATAAGTTTCATCACAAAAAAATTAAAATAGATTACTACGATTATTATTCAGTTCATATATTGGAAATTCCAATAACAAGTTTAGGATTATTGTTAGCAATTTATTTACACAATTTATACACTTATCAGTTAATATGTTCAATCATTTTTATAAATATACGCGGGATTATGATACATGATAATAGGTTTACTTTTATAGTAGGCGATCATCATTTAATACATCATAAGTATTTAAAGTATAACTATGGAGAAATTTGGTTAGACTATATTTTTGGCACACATTATGATAATAAATTACTTAAATAATAATATTAATTATTTTATTATTTTAATAAAGTAATTCGTTAGTTAATAAATTAATTTATATTACGTTTTTGTAATATAAATGGCATCCTTAGCAGATTTATTTAGTCCAACCTTTTTAATGTTTTTAGGAATATTAGTGCTCGTTGTAGCAGTTATGGTTGTTTACTTTGAAAGTAAAATGAGAGACCAAAATCATAAAATTGCTTCAATGTTAAGCCTTGTTTCAACTTTAGCAGAAGATATGAATGGAGTTAAAATGGGATTAAACCAATTGGCGGTAACTAGAATGGGTGGTTCATTCCCACAAAATTTTGAACAACCTTTAGAAAAATCAAGAGTTCCTTTTAATCAAGAAACTAAATTAATTGAAGTTTCTGATGGTGAAGATGATGACGACGATGATGAAGACGATGATTACGATGAAGATGACATTGATGAAGATGATATTGATGAAGATGACATTGATGAAGATGGTAGTGACGATGAATCAAATCATGAAGTTGTAAAAGTTTTCAAAATAGACATGAATAATGAAGAGGATAATTTAGAATTAGATGATTTAGATGAAGAGTTAGACGAATTAGACGACGAATTATCTGAAGTAAATTCATTATCAAGTAAAAGCTCTAAATTAACTGATAAACTAGAAGAAACAATACACGCAAAAACATTTCAAGAACCATTAAATATTTCAGCAGATTTAAAAACTATTAGCATAAATTTAGAAGATACTCATTCTGATTCTCTTGATTATAAAAAACTATCTTTACCAAAATTAAGAAGCATTGTTTCTGAAAAGGGTTTAGCTACCGACGCATCAAAGTTAAAGAAAAATGAATTACTCAAATTACTTGGTGTTGAATAAGTTTTTTATATTGTAATTATATAAATGAGTTGGAACACCTGCTATAGCGGATCTAATAATATTAATTTCAATTTTCCACCTATTATGGCTGATGGAAGAAACTATGCAACATGGCAACCTGATGCTGTAATTAATGAGAGAATTCAAAAACAAGAAGGAATTCAGTCTAACTGGCAATACCGTCAATATTTACAGCGTAATGGTCTTCAAGTTATGAATTATAATTCTATGGAAGCTTGTTATGATTTGGGTCTTGACCCACATGTAAAATCTGATAGAACACCTTCTGATAACGTTCCTTATAAATTCAAAGGCATATTTGATTCATCTAAGCCCGGTTTTGGTTACTGTAATAGCGATTTAAAAAATCCTTATTTAACATCTGAACAATTAAATTCTAGACTAATTGCTCCATCTATTAATCCTGAGAATTATAAAAATACGGCTCCTGGTTTTAAAATGTAATTGCTGTAAAACAATATAATAATAAGTTTTTATAATTTAATATTATATGAAAATTCTATCAATAGATGTCGGAATCAAAAATTTAGCATTTTGTTTATTCGATAAATCCCCTACAGTTGAAAATTTTAAGGTAACAAAGTGGGACATTATTGATATATCTGAACAAGAAAATACTATATTATGTGGATTTGTTGAAAAAAATACAATTTGTAATAAACCAGCTAAATTTAAAAAGGATGATAAGTGTTATTGTTTAAAACACTCAAAAAAACAACAGATACAAATTCCAACATTAGAACAAAAACCTTCATTTATTAATAAACAAAAAATTCAAAAACTTTATGAAATAGCAGAAAGTCAGAATATTAAATATGAACCAAAAACAAAAAAAGCAGACCTAATTAAATTAATTAATGAACATATAAATCTAAAGTATTTTCAAACAATTGAGAGCAAAAAAGCTGCCGACGTAGATTTATTTAATATTGGTCTTAATATTAAAACTAAGTTTAATAAATTGTTTGAAAATGAAGCTAAAATAGATTATGTTATTATTGAAAACCAAATTGGACCATTGGCAATAAGAATGAAAACAATACAAGGAATGATTGTACAATACTTTATTATGTCAAATTTAAATGTAGATCATATTGAATTTATATCAGCATCAAACAAACTGAAAGATTGTGATGTAAAAGATAAAAGTAAATATAGTGATCGAAAAAAATTAGGTATAGCAAAATGTTTAGAAATAATTACAACAGATTTTAGATTTGTAGAACATGTTGATTATTTTAATAAACACAAAAAGAAGGATGACTTATCCGATTCATTTCTTCAAGGCATGTGGTTTATAAATAATAAAAAAATATAAATTATAAATATTAATTATTAAATAATATATTTAATATTCGTAAGACTTAAAATTAAAAGTTCTAATTAATGAATAAATATAATGGCTGAAATAGATATTACAGAACTTGAATTTACGGATGACAATTTTGGAGGAGGATTTGGAACTAAATCTTCCAACTTTGGTGGTGGACTTGAATTGCTAATGAATGATAAAATTAAGGAAGGTAGAAAACCTACAAGCGATATTGAATTGGATGATTTAAACAATTTAGAAAATGAATTAAACAATTTGGTTGACGATGTACCTTCTAGTAGTTATAAACCTAGATCTGATATGTTTGGAGGTCCAAGTGTTTCATTTAGCGAACCTTCTATTAAATTTGGAAAAGATGATAGTGGACTTGGGCAGTCAACATCTCAAACCGAAAATGATAACAAAACATGGGATGGTTATGGAAAGTTTAATAACATCCCTTTAAATCCCGATAAGGTATTACCAAGTGACCCAAAATTAACTAAAGAAGAAATGTTAAGAGAGAAATTTAAGTATTTACGAAAGTTAGAAGCTTTAGAGAAAAAGGGTGTTGAATTATCCAAAAAATATTCAATGGAATCATCTCTTCAAGAAATGATGGGAGAATATGAAACTATTATGGATGAGAAAGCTAAACAAAATTCAGTTAAATTTCAAGGCAATATGCTCATGGCTGTTATTAATGGTATGGAGTTTTTAAATAGTAGATTTGATCCATTTGATATTAAATTGGATGGTTGGAGTGAACAAATTCAAGAAAATGTTACTGATTATGATGAGATATTTGGAGAATTACATGAAAAATACAAGAGCAAGGCTACTATGGCGCCCGAATTGAAGTTATTATTTCAACTTGGTGGTAGTGCTATGATGGTTCACATGACAAATACTATGTTTAAATCTGCTATGCCTGGTATGGACGACATTTTGCGTCAAAATCCTGATCTAATGCGTTCCTTCCAAAGCGCCGCTGTAAATTCCATGTCACAATCTAATCCTGGATTTTCTGGATTTATGTCAAATGTGATGAATCCTGAACCTCAAAATCCTTCAGGACGTGGTCCTCCCCCACCAATGGCAACGCAAGGTCCTAATGCTGGACCACCTCCTCAAGGAAGACCTGGTAATAATAGCTATGCTAGACCTGATTTGAATTTTAGTAAAAGCAATTTTGTAGATGATGGAATTAGTCTTAGAGAGAACTTTGAAAGACCTGATGTTCAAGATAGAACCACTAGAAGACCTCCACCTACTCGTCCTGAAATGAAGGGACCTAGTGATATTTCTGATATTCTCTCTGGATTAAAAACTAAAACAATTAATATCCAAGAAACACAACCTCAACAACAATCTCAGCCTGTAAATGATAGCAGTACAATCAGCATTAGTGATTTAAAGGAACTACAGTCTGAAGGCAACATGCCAAAACGCAGTGGTCGCAGAAAGAAGTCTGCTAGTAACACAGTCTCATTAGATATTTAAAGTGATGTAAAATAATACACTAATAGATTATAATATAAACAT